GTTGCGGTAACACTCATAGCTGAATGCCTCCCGCACCAATCATCAACATCAATTGATAGAATTGAATACCGTACGTGGTTTGGTTCCAATGTCCTGCATCGGTCATTAACACACCCGACACATCCATTGATTTAGAAACACTATCAATAGACTTGGCTGTTTCATTACCGATGATTTTTCCGGCTATACCACCAACATCAACCATTGCCATATCACGCGCATACAGCACTAAATAGTGAGCAATGAAGAAAGTTAAGCCGTCATCCAATAAATCATCCCAACGGCTTTCAGGTAACAGCTTTACTCCAAGTTTTAAGTAAAAATTGAATTGTGCCGATGGATAATCATCGGCACTTGCAAATGCCGGCATCGTCTGCCGAAAGGTTGATTCATCTAGCATGATTTATTTAGCCTTTGGATTTGCCGCTAGTTCTGGCTTGGCTGCAGCTGTTACATCTGCAATCTGCTTTTTAAGATCAGCGATTGTTTTGGCGTCTACCTTGGTTTGCTTTTCAAAGTCAGCGATTTTCACATCGGCTGCGGCAGACTGAACTTTCAATGCTTCATGTTCCACAACAAGTACATCATGAGCATCTTGTAGTTCTTTATTGGCTGCGGCAGAGGCGGTGATTTCTTGCGAATGCGCTTTGACAAACCAATGTTCAGCAATTTCAGCGTCCACCTCCTGCACACCGGCAGGAAGCGTTACTGTATTTTGCTGACCATGCTCATCTTTTCCAAGATTGACAACAAGTTCTTTCGTCAAAAGGATCTGTACAAGTTTAGTCATGGTCAGTGCTCCTTATAGACCGTCAGCGTAATAAGCAGTTTCAGGGTAGACCCACTCAACCGCACCGATACGACCAAAGTAAGTCGTCAATTGGCGTAAGTCACGATATTCAAGTGGAGTGCGTTGTAACGGCACCAATGGCATACGGACACGGGTTTCGGACTGCGTGTAAACAACCATGCGGTCTTTATTTGATACGCCACGACCCACCAACCATTTAGAAGGCTGAATATCCAAAGGCTTACCATTAACCGACATTGCGAGACAGTTAATTTTGATGAACTCAAGGATTGAGATATTTCCTGCGTCACTTACTACGCGAGAAGTCAGTGATGCAAATTGCTGTGGCGGTAAAAGCAATTTATCAGGACATACGGCAAAACCAGATGCAACCCATGCGTTATTTAACACAAGGTTAATATCATCAAGGATTTGTTTCGGTGTTGCAGTCGCCCAAGTTGTAGATACGTTTGTCGCACCCACTTTATTTGAGTTTACCAAGCCTTCTAAGCCCAACTGTGCATCACCGATATAGACTTGCTCATCCACATCCATGTTGTATTTAAGCGTTAAGCCTGCATGCTTTTGCGCATCAACTGGACGGCCAACTTTTAAAGCTGATTCAAGCTCAGGCAATGTATAGCCGATCTGCATAGCCCATAAAGTTAATGGAGATGCAGTTTTTCCGATATCCAAAGCGATACCTTGAATAGCATCAGTATTTTTACCGACCCATGCTTTACCACTACCCGATGGGCCACCTGCCGCAGCAAAAGTAGAGTTAGTGAAAGATGATGTTTCATCAGCAATTGATACATCAGAACGCAAATCAATATCACGCGACCATGTAACACTTGCCAATGGTTCGTGCATGGTTTGGTCTAAGCGTTCAAGCTCACCAACCAAGAAAGCACCCGAGCTATCCACTGTACGTTGGTCAAATGTCAGCATCTGGTCACGCGTTTGTGCGCGAATAGCTGACATTGCAGTACCAACCGCAGCACCTAAAATCAATTTCTTCATGTTTTATTTTCCTACAGACATAAAAAAGACGCCTTAAGCGCCCTAGTTCATGTTGTTTATATTTAGATGTTGTAAGAGATTTCCACGTTTCCGCTTGCATCGGCTGCATGCATGAAGGTTGCATTCACCTCAATTGTATTGGTTGAGTCTGCAACAGCTTCAATACCCCCAATTGGTTTTGCTTCAGTACCTGTAGCGATACGCACAAATACTTTGCCACCCGCTTTAGCAGTACCGGCATTACATTTCACAGTCATATAGCCACGGCGCAATACATCATTAAAACCTGCCGATGGTACAGCAGCACCTAAAGCGTTTTGTGCAGTCTGTGTTGGATATGAGCGAACGATAAGGCCATAAACATTTGCAGCGGTATCGCCTGTAGCAAGTGGTGCAAATTTACCGTTAGCATCCATTTTACCGAATAGGCCGAAAGCTGCAAAACCCGCAACAGCCATGTGAGCTTCAATGGTTGAATGTGATTTGCGTGATACATCACCAGGGATGCCAGAAGGCATGCGATATAAGAATGAGTTACCCATGATTACTATCCTTTATTCCAGAAAGCTTTATTTTTAGCGTTAATGTCAGCAGGTGTTGGAGCTGAGCGACCAAAGTCACGAGTCGTTACACCAGTGCGCACACCTTTCAAGTTGTTTTGCTGTTTGATGAGTTCGGATGCACCAATGAATGCAGCATCAATCGTATGCGCAGGCAATGCATCAATATTGGCATTAGCACCACCAACGAATGGACCAATTGTTTTAAGGCCATCAGCAGTTGCATAAGCTAATTTCAAAGCATTACGTTTTGCTGTATCTGCAACTTTTCCAACATCTTTAGCAGTTGAATCCATAGTTGGAAGTTTTAAGCCTGGTGCAAGAATTTCAGCACGTGAGCGAATGTCTTGAAGTGAGTCACCGGTGTAGGTTGTGCCGACATCAGCTTTACCCGCTGGCTCTGCTTTTAAGATGTCGTCTTTTGTTTTGATATCATCCTCAGGATCATCTTCACCATCTTCGGTTTTCTTTTCAGGATCATCAGAATCTTTGGTTTTTTTCTTTTCCAAAGCGCCAAGTCGAGAATCCATGGTTTTAAGCATTTTAAGGATTTGACGATTTACAACAGCATCAGCAGTTTTGCCTTTGTCATCATCTTCTGGATCGTCTTCACCATCTTTGGTTTCAATATCCAGTTCTTCATCTTCAACAGCTTTAGCTAATTTTTCAGCTTCTTCCGCATCCTTGGTTTTCACCAGATTACGAATACGATCAGCAAAGCTAACCTTCTTTTTGACTACCTTAGCCATTTGTGTATCTCCAATTGAACACCGTGAACCACAGCGCCCTTTGTCTACTAATGCAACGTGATTACCAATAATGTTGCTCTGAACCCCTTTGCCCTTACTGATTTCTTGATAATCAGCATCGTAGCCTAGAGAAATTTCCACCTTGCCTTCTTGAACGGCATTAATGGCTTCTTGATCTTGGATAAGTAAATCTGCAATCAATAAATGATCTTCAACACCTTCACCACGGCGAACATTCTGCGCTACACCTTTCGCTAAATCTTTCCAGTTCTCGGGAGCAACCCAAGTGTCTGGATGGTTGTTAGTGACTGGCTTACCTTCAAAACTTGAAATTGTTTGAGGGCTAAATAAGTCATCATCACCCCGAGTAACAACAATCAGGCCAGCATCAGCAGTGACAGGCACTTCACCTTCGCCATAAAGCAAACTACCAGTGCAGGCAATCGCTACATCACGACATAGCAAATAGCCTTCCGGTGTAACTTCGCGTGTCTTACCAAGTTTACCAACGGTGTAAAAATTGGATCGGTCTTTGGTTTGCCGATCCTTTGTATGTTTTTTCTTGAACATATTTAATCTTCCGGGATAACGGGTTCTGGATAGCATCGACAATTCCAAATACAACCGGCATGTGCACGCGTACCAGTGCGTTTATCTGCAATTGGTGGTTTATTCCATGGCACGTACTGTCCATTTAATTCATCATGATCATGCCGTACATCACTATCTTCTGAAGTACGCCAGATATAACCATCACTCCCCAGTGACTCAGCACGTGCCTGTGTGAACAGTGTTGTGGCTCGTGATACTTCAGTGCGTGCAATGGTGTTTGCTCGTGCCTTAGTGACTCCACCAATAGCCATGATCAAGCCTGATATCTCATCAGACCGACCACCCTCAATGACTGCGCGTGTTGATAAGTCTTGAATACGTTGTGCAGCATTAAGAGGTAGTGACTTGATTAGGCTTACCTGGTCATTTAGTAATTTCTGGTATGCCGCACCTATATCGGTGTTCCTGATCTGGTCCTTAATGCCTCTCGACATATCCTGTGCATAGATCAGCCATGTACGCTCATCACGCAAGGCCACATCCATCAAGATTTTTCCAGATGCATGACGTGCCCACATATCAAGTGAGTCAGCATATTTTCTTAAAGCTGTAACTATTGAGGGATAGACCGTTTCATCCTGAACATCAAAACCTTTAACAATTGAATCGATATAACTAGATATCTGCCTCAACTGTCTCCCGTACTTGATTTCCACTTTCCTTGCCCGGTTCGGTGTGTGTCGGATTGGTTGTTTCATCTTCTTCACTCACTGGTGCCGGTGGATCATCATTTGCAGCTTCAATATCATCATCGGTAATATTTGAGAAAATACCGGTGATTTCACTTGATTGGCGAAGCTCCTTTAATGCTGTTTTCTGTGTAATCAAACCTTGATCTTCAGCCTTACAAACAGCGTCTGTAATTTTTGTAGCCACATCAGCTTTTTGAACATCATCCATTTGCCAGAGTGAAGCAAAATCAAAGTTGAATGAATCAGGTAATTTTTTACCAAGTGCAGACAGAGAAACAATCTTCAAAAGCTTGCCAAGCCCTGTACGCATACGGCGCTCTTGCTGCTGATTGATATTGTCGTAGTAGTTGCTTAGGTCTGACTCACCAGTGGCATTCATGCCTGCAGGAGATTGACCAAATAGGCGAACTAATGGAATTTGTGATGCGCCTGAAAGTTGTTGGCCAAACTGTAGTAACACGGCATCAAGTCCTGAGAAGCTATAAGAATGGGCCTCAAATTCATCCTCGGAATCCATGAGAGTCATCCCCTCATTGGATTGCCATAGACGAATATGCTCCATCTGTTTTATTAAGCCATCTAGAGCCTTGCCACCTGCTGCAATAATAGAACGTAAGCCCTTCACCTTGTACGTGCGTAAATGCGCCTTATAGACGAGTTGAGCAATACCAGTGGTCGTACTGTCAAATGCAACCAAACGGTCAAGCAGACGCTCAATAACCGACTGCCCCCAAAGGTTCTCAGCGATACGCTGCCAATAAGGTAGATCCACACCGTCGAATCGGATAATACGAGAATAGTGAATACGCTGATTGGATAATCCCAACGAGTCTGCAATCACATCGTAGTATTTAGGCATACCAAAATCAGGACCATACTCAGTTACTAGATCTTGTAAAGTAGGCTGAACAAGCCACCGATCCAACACCATCAATCCCTTGAATTGATCTTTAGATACCGTATCAATATTTAATGGTGTGCTTACGTTCTGGCCATCGACCAACATCACAGCAATGGCACCGCCATATAGACGACCCCATTTAATTACATTGGTAATCTCATTCCAGATTTCCAGCTCAT